GTTACAAAAGGATCAGCCGGAGTCATTAAATCCGGTGCAACAACAATCGGAGAAGTCAAAAGCTACTCAATCGACCAAACCGCCAACACCATCGACACAACGCAACTAAGCGATTCAGCCCAAACGTTTGTCGCTGGATTAACTAGTTTTTCAGGAAGTTGTGATGTTTTCTGGGATCCAGACGATACTGGACAAAGTTCAGTGGGCGTAGGCTCAAGCGTGACGCTGAACTTGTATCCAGAAGGAACCGCGACGAGTTCAACCTACTATTCCGGCTCTGTTGTGATTACCGGAGTGTCTCGAAGTGGTGCGATTGACGGAACTGTTGACGCCACAATTAGCTTCCAAGGAAGCGGAGCATTAGCAGAAACTACAGCCTAAAAGTAAATGACGGACATTCTATCACGAGCGAAAGCTCACTACAGAGACAGGCTTTCTGCACCTTTACAATATGTTGAAGTGCCTGAGTGGCCTGACGAACAAGGCGATCCTACTAAAATCTACTATCGCTCATCAATGACTTTGAGCGAGCAACAGGAGATTCTTGCTTTAAACCAAGCTGGTAAAGTGGGTGAAGCCTTGATTGCAACTTTGATTGCAAAAGCGCTCGACGAAGATGGGAAAAAACTCTTCAAGCTGGTCAATCGGCAAGAATTCATGCGGCAAGTCGATTCTGAAGTAATTGCTCAGATCGTCAGTCAAATGAATCAAGACGAAGGGCTAACGGATGAGCAGATCGAAAAAAACTGAGGGAGTCACCCGATCTTTTTATCGCGTTTCAACTTGCGGAAACGTTGCATCAACCAATTCGTGAAGTCATGAGCTGGACGGTGGATGAAATTAGAGGTTGGGTGGCATACTTTCAAATTCAGGCAGAAAAGCGAAAATCTAAGTAAATGGCGAACAACACCACGATCACCATTTCAGCCGTAGATAAAACCCAAGCGGCCTTTAATTCGGTTGATCGTTCGCTCAAAAAACTACAAAGCACTTCATCCGCAGTCGCTCGCTCTGTTGGTGGACTGACAACTGCGCTAAATGCCGCAATCGCGGCTTTTGCCATTGATAAACTAATCAAATTTAGTGACGCAGCGGCAAACATTGATTCTCGCCTCAAGCTAGTCACCTCTTCAACGCAAGAACTTACTAGAGCGCAATCCGCATTATTCCAAATTGCCCAATCCACCAGAAACAGTTTTGAAACAACCGTTGATCTTTACTCTCGCCTCGCTCGCTCGACTGATAATTTAGGTGTTACGAATGCTGAGTTAGAACAAGTTACAAAAGCTGTAGCTCAAGCGATTACGATTTCTGGCTCTAGTGCCGCAAGCACACAAGCCGCAATGGTTCAGCTAGGGCAAGGTTTCGCGGCAGGTGCGCTTAGAGGTGAAGAACTGAATTCTGTTATGGAACAAACCCCAAGAGTGGCGCGAGCCATCGCGGACGGTTTGGGAATCACGCTTGGACAACTCAAAGAATACGGAAAAGAAGGCAAGCTTACCGCTGAAGCCGTATTCAATGCGCTCAAGTCACAGTCGGACGTCTTAGAGCAGGAGTTTGGGAAAACCAACCAGACGATTGCTCAAAGCTTTACCATTGTTTCAAATTCAGCGGTTCGTCTTGCTGGCGTTATCAATGAAGTCACAGGCGCGAACTCTTCGCTTGGTGGCGTTCTGCGTGACGTTTCTTCTGCTCTTGACGACATTCTTAGAGCAGACATTGCCTTCTATTTTGAAACACTTTCTGGGATTGTTTCCGCTCTCATTACGCCTTTTACCAATGTAATCGACAAGATTGGGGAAATGATAGGCGAAGGCGATTCAGTGATTGGGTTTGCCAAGGTTTTTGCTGCAGTGCGGTTAGCGGTTGAGTTGCTTTCTGCTTCGCTGATTTTCCTCACCGATCTGATTTCCGGTTCTGTGATTGGGGTAGCCTTCCGAGCGCTTCAGGTGACGTTCAAGACTATCGTTCTCGACATTACGAATCTAATCGACAAAGTCATGCTTCTTGATGATGTGTTGAGCGTTGCAGCAGCAGCCGCACAAACATACAATCCATTCGCTGATGACGAGGAAGCTGCACAAGGTTTGATTCAAGCCCAGAAAAATTTAGCCTCTGAATCTGACAAGGTTTACAAATCTTATATTCAACAGAAGAACGCGATTTCTGAAATTGACATTATTGGAAAATCAACGGTTCAGAACGCAAAAGATGTTTTCGCTCAAGGCAAAAAGAACATTCAGCAGGCTTTTGATAATTACACCAATGGGGTGAAAGCCTACGACATCGCCAGAAAACAGGAAAAGGTTGAGAGAGCGAAAGCCGAAAGCCTTCTCAATCAAAGTTCAGCACTCAAAGAACAAAAGAAAACCAATCTAGAAAACACCAAAGCACTGAAAGAACAGGAAGCACTGGCACTCGCCAAAAAGAAACTCGTTGAACTTGCGGCTTACGAAAAAATCAAAAAGGAAGTCGAAGAAATCACTCGCCAGCTAGAAATTCAGGAACAAGTCGAACTCGCCCAGGAAGCACTAAAAAGAGCAGCCGCAGAAGAAAAGTCTCTGGCTCTTTTAGAAAAACAATCCAAGGTTGCGCTCAAGATTGTTGAAGCCCAAAAAGAAGCAAATAAAACGATCAGCGAGAGAATTCAGGAAGGCGCTCAAGGACTAGTTGAAAACGACACATTCCAACAGGTCGCTGGCGCGGCTGGCCCATCCGGGTCAAGAGCAGTAAATGTTACACAAGCTTTTGCAACTGGTGGAGTTCAGCAAGGAATCATGGCATTAGTTCTTTCTAATGAAAATGTTCAGAAAGCGCTAACCAAAGTATTCGATGCAATCTTCGCCTTGATTGACCCAATCATTGACGCCTTGGTTCCAATCATTGAGGCACTGATATCGGTCATTGACGCAATCCGTCCACTGTTTGAAAAGCTGATTCCAATCATTGAAAAGCTCGCTCCAATCCTAATAAAAGTTATTTCTCTTTTAGAGCCTCTCATTCATTTCATTGTTAATTTAATAAATGCAATTGAAGCCGTATTTGGTGTGATTGAAAAATTAAACCAAGCATATGTGAGTTTCATTCATAATCTACTTAAATTACCCCAACAGTTTTTTCAGGCTCTTGTGAATGGGTTGGCTGAACTACCAAACGCAATCGCAAAAGCGATTCAAAATATTTTGCCGGACTTTGGCAGTCAACTGACCGGAGGCGACAATTCAGTAATTGGGCAGGCCGTTGGTTTTGTTTCAAGTGGGGTTTCTTCTGTAGCTTCTGCTTTGGGCTTTAAGTATGGCGGACTGATCCCCAAGGCTGAAGCCGGAATGCTGGTCGGTGCTTCTCATTCAAGAGGTGGACAGCTTATTAACGCAGAAGGTGGCGAATACATTTTTAGTCGCAAAGCGGTTCAATCCTTGGGTGCAGGCCGCTTGAACGAGTTAAACAATGGCGTTGATCGCAATAATGTTGTTGTGAACATTTACGACGAAACCGGAAAGAGAATCAGAGAATACGATTCAGCGATACGTGTTGAGATCAAAGAGCGAGCGGCCCGAAACAATCAATTCCCAGCAGTGGCTTAAATGTCGTTTCAGGTAGACATGGATCTAACTTCAGCGCCATTTTCTGACGCAGTCTATTATGTGAGTGATACGCCAAGCACTTGGAAAAATGACAGATTCTATCAGCCTTATATTACTGTACCACCATTTATTGAATTGGGCGATTATGACGCAGGCTGGTTGGGCGTCAACGTTGGCAATCTTCAGCTTGTTAATCGGCCCAATGACGCAAGCCATCCGTTTAGTGGTTCGAATTACACGGCTTTACTGAGTTCGCCAGCCACGGCAATTCCCGTAATTTTGAGATACAACGGCAAGCAGTTACTTGATGGAACCGCAATTTTAAACAACCTAACGCCAGAGTCTCTCAGCTTTCAGTTAGAAGCCAAAGTCCAGCGAACAAACCTGTTGCGTTTGATTGTTTCGGAAACAAGCAGCAAGGCGGAATTAGTTGAACTAAAAAACAATGGCGCTGGAAAAATCAGAATTACCACCGCCGCGCTTCACAATTTTGGATTGGGCGAACAGGCATTTTTCCAAGGCATGTCAATAGTAGGGGAAGAACTCGAATACAACCCCAGTGACACCGGAACCCAATTCACAATTACAGACGTAACGGACACCACTTTTGACATAAACGTTGACGTTTCCACGATTGCCTTTACTAACCCAAGCAGCGGAAATTATTCGTTTGATTCTGGAACCGAACTAACAGCCAACGAAACTTTTTCAATCTCTCAAAGCCTAGAATCCATTTGTACGATTCAGTCATTCAGAACCATTACCGTTGCTCAATCAGTAGTTTTGGCAATCCAAGGGGAAGCACAATTGCCTCAGACGTATTCGGTGAGCAGTGGCAACACAATTACAATTGTTTTTGGTTCAACCGTATCAGTTACCGGACTCAATGCTTATGACATTGGGAATGCTTCAGCCACAGACACCCAACTTCCTTTTGCTTTTGGGACGGTGACTTTGCAAGAGCCTGTTCCGATTTTAAATGCTGCAAAAACTCAGATTGGTAATCCAAATTTAAAAACAACAACGGCTTCTGTTCAGGATGATGGGCAAGACGAAATTCTGAATGCTTCGCTGAGTTATGACTTTTACACTGTCCCAGACGGTGAGGTTCCGCGTTTTACTTTGCAATCGGGAAGCTTAGAAGGTGAGGCGTCAATCTCAGGAATCAGTATCCACTTCGACACAACAAATGGTGATGAAAACGCTTATGATTTTTTTGGTTGGTTAGCGCAATCAATCGGTTATAGCTACGATTCCAGCCTTGCGAGTAACGCAAATAATGATGACCGGAAGGTGTCAATTTTTGAAACCAATCAACAAAGGATTCTCGACTTTGCCGATCAAGTTGCCAAAGCACTAAATATGCAATTTTATCTAGATGACGAGAATGATATTCTGCATTTGATTGACCGCGAAAATGTCCCAGGTACTGCGAGCCTGACACTGGAGGATTACGAGATTCTAGCAAGCCAGATCGACTTACCAGCACCACTTTCAGGTTTGCTTTCGTCCAATAGTTATAATTTGGCAGTTGGCACAGGTCTGGGCGCAAACCCTTATAAGTTACTCAAGGTTGAAAGAGCCGTGAGAGTCGCAAATATTGATACTGGACGGGATGACACAATACGAACGTTTTCGCCTTCGATTGAAGTCGCGGCTGAAGTTCTAACCGATATTATTGCCGTGAAAAACAAGCCGAGGTTGAGCGTAACCATTGACGGAATAAATCTCGACGTTCAGGCCGGAGAGAGAATCGACGTTAATAATAAAACCTTGGGGATTACGGGCAACATGATCGTTCGGAAGCGAGCTTGGGATTTTGTTAATGAAACCACCACTTTTTCAGGCGATTCTACTTTGACACCTCTGTCGATATGAAAATTCTTACTGAATCGACTTATTCGAGTTCCAGCCTAACGAGCGGCAGCGCTGCCAGTGGCTTTGCTTTATCGAATATTGAAACGAATCAACCGCAAGAGCGTTTTTCTTCAACGAGCGCAAGCGTAACGATTCGGGTAAATGTTTCTGGTGCAAGCGATTCATTTTTTATCGACGGTTGGCATTTTGTCAGTGGCTCTTATTCGCTTGATGGTGGCGCTTCCGTAAACTTTTCAGCGACACAATTAGAAAATCGGTTTGAATTCAAACCTTGGGGCGTCAATCTCTCAAAGCGTAGAAAACCAATTTATATTTCAGGATTATCGTTTTCTTCAACGCTCGACCTAACATTAAACACCGACAAAAC